ATCCTGAATAGTATTCTCCTGTGTTATTTCTTAAAGAAACTGCAAGCTCGGATGTAGATACTGTTGTACCCGGATTGTAGTTTGAATCGTCCCATTTAATTATTAATTCTGGTGGGTAGATTGTATTGGTATCTACTGAGAAGTATTTTAATTCAGTCCTGTAAGCTGTATCGGTTGAGAATTCTAAAGAGCTAGATTGTTTTACGATAAAGCCATAGTTGTTAATACTACCAGTAAACCAAGCTGTAAAAATATCTGTTACGTTAAAGTTGAGATCAAGATCAGCATCTCTATATCCTAAAGTTGCACTAGCAGATAGAGCATATCCGTCTGCAGATCCTGTCCACCAACACCCTCCTCCAGGATTAGATCCTATATAAGATCCTGTAGCTCCTGCTGGGATATTTCCAATCCATTCAAAACTTCCTGATTGTGTTGAGTATTTCCAAGAAGTTCCATTTGTAGTTTGAGGATCGTCTAAATATTTACCGGTTCCGTTATTCCAAGGTAAGGCAAGTGAGAAAGCATCTAGAATAACATCGTGATTTAAACCTTCGACTTTTGCCATATTTAATTTTAGATCTACAGCAAAGCTTGATGTTCCAACAAAGTTATTCTTGGGAAAAGTTTGTATACTGCCATTTGTTATAAATATAAATTATAAAGGAACTACTCTCCCTTTAATGTCTGTATTTGGAAACTTAACTTCAAAGATCATAGGATCTAAAGAAGGGTAAACTACGTTGTTGATTGTAGCTCCTTCAACATCATAACTGTAGTTACTATAATTACCGCCTGTTTTATTGTTTATATTAATATTTTTAACAGTTTGTACACCTTCAACTTTATCTAATAGTATAAATAAATCCTTTAAGATAATAGGTTCGTTTATCTGCCAATTATTAGTATTGAATAGGTTTTTTAATTCATCAATACAAACCCCTAATACACTATTACTATTGTAATCAGGATATGTTACTACTTCAAAATTTACCCCTATATTAACTACGTAACCATCTTTTATTTTAACTGAGTCGTTTATAACTCTATACTGGGATAGATAGGTTCTTAGGTTATTTTTTAAAGCTTGAGAAGCAGTTGTTAGTTTATTTTGATTATCGTATGATAGTATATAGAGGTTAACAGAGGATTGAGTTTCACCAGGTGATAAGTTTTCTACTTTTTCTGCTTCTGCATATGCTTTAGATACTGCACCGTATTTACTCGGCATACTTAAAGACCTTACCAGGTAATCATCCGCTGTAACTGTTCTTAATTGATTTTGATATGTTGCTAAGGTATTCTGTCTTATTTCTTCAACTGTATCACCGTCGCTTCCGCCATCAGCTCTTTCTGGATTAGTTGTTTGCAGTGTTGCAAAGTAGGTATTTGCGGTTGTTGGATCTAATCCTGTCGCTGTATTAAATGTTATGTTAGTTGTATCTACGTTTATAAGTGTTCCAGCATCAACATTACTATTAACGCCGCCGCCTGTTAGGTACCTAACTGTTAATGTAGTATTTGAAGGAGCTATTCCGTAAGTATTTGTAAATATAAAATTAGTAGGTGAAAAAGCTGTGGTTAGTTTATCTTTTTCGAAAGGTAAACCGAGACCTACGTTATTGGGGTTTGGGGTTATTTCTTCGTCTGTGTCTTCAGTATTACCTGCTCCGAATTGTAGTTGTAAAGTTGTCTGGTTTAAAAACCGAGTGGCAAATCTTCTTTGAACTTGTTTAGTCTGTAGAAGGTACGGTACATCTGAGCTTGTGGAGAGATTAGGATCGTTACTGTTAGTATTTTTTATAGAATCAAACACTAGTTCTTGACCTAGATTATCTACTTCATACCATTTATTACCATCTGAATCAGTGATGTCTAAAATATTAATTATATCCGTATCTTGAATGGTTTGAGTGTTAAACTGAATAGCGTTGTTGAAGCTTAGTAGGCTTGTGTTGATGGTGGCGGATACTGCTTTTACTGATTTTTTTAGTAAGTAGGATTGCGGAGCTCCTCCTCCATCGACTTGGTAGATCGAGACGTCTGTTGGATCTAGGCTACTTGATATAGCAAAGTTAACTTCGTCTGCTGTTAAGAATCTAATATCGTTGGTTGAATTTCGGATCTCAGTATTGGAAGGTATTACTAGTGTATAATCATAATCTGGCAGTCCTGATGCAGCAGGTACTCTTTGGTATATATCTATTGTTGTTGTAGCTGCAGTAGTTACTTTTGGTTTATACCCGAACATGTAGGATAGTTCGTAAAGATTACTTTCTTCTCTAGCGTATTGGAGGAAGTTCTCCTGCACCTGGTTATCTAGATAAAATGATAATATATCTCCAATATAGGATGCTTGTTCCATAAACAGCATTCCAGGGGATGTTGGAGTAAAATCGTTATAGGTGTTTGGAAAATAGGTTCTAGTAAATTCTATAAGTTGATTTCTGAAACTAGAAAAATCCCGATTTAAGTAGTTTATATTTCTTTTAACTGCCATTTTGTAATGTTACGTCTAATGTTTCTTGTATTCCAAACTTTTTTACACTGTATGTAAGTTCTACTTTTAAAATACTTTGATCTTCGTTACCGTATACTGTTAAATCATCAATTTCAACTTGTGCAAATTGTGTTTGTAAGTCTTGCTGTATAACTTCTTGAAGAAGGTCATAATTATTTTGGTTTAACTGTTCAAATAGAGTAGCTTTTAGACCTGCTCCGAAATTCGGATTCATATATCTTTCCCCTGGATCGGTCATAAAGTAGTTAATCAGATTTGATTTTAATTGATCGGCAGTGGTATATGTTGAATTAAAGACAGCAGTTCCGGAAAAAGGCAAACTTACCCCAACAGCTTTTCTTGCTTTAGTATCAATTGGAAACTTATTTGCTATCCTAAATGCCATCTACTTTATTTTTTAATCATTCCCATTACTTGGTCGAGAGAAACTTCACCTACTGGTAATGCAGATCCTTCTCCGGCTGTATTAGCAGTTCCGGGATTATACCCAGGTGTTGCTCCGAATGCTTGAGCATCTGCTGAGGTCATGTTTAGGTTTCCGTTTCTAGATTGTGCCATTCCATCTAATAAAGATGAATAACGGTCTTTAACTGAAGGTCCTTGCGGGGTTTGTTTAGCTACCACAGGTGCAGGAGCTATGTTTTCGTTCATAACTGATTTAGGTGCACGAACTGCCTCTAGAAGAATCTCTTTCATTTCCTCTTGAATGGCTTCTTTAACAGCTTCTTTAATTAATTTCTTTAGAGCGTCTGTTTTCATTATTTATAAATATTTGTTTAGTTTGGTTTTAAATTCTGAGAGTCTATAATGAATTTTACCTGGTCTAATAAGACTTGGTCTAGGGTGGTGAAAGATAGTGGAGTTTCTACTAAAATGATTCCTTGATCATTTTTTGCTACTGCCTTTCTCCTGGTTACTGTTTGAGAAAAGGGTTCTTCTATGACTTCTAAAGTAAAACCTTTATAGTTAAAGTTATTAGAGGTTTCAGTTGTTTGATTTACTTGCTGTAGCTGTATTATGCTTTCCGGCCTAGGAGTTACGGTTTGCCCACATTTAACAAGTAGTCTATCTAGTATATTTAACGGTTCTAATATTCTCCTAAGAGCTTGGGAAGACATTGAGATAAACATTAATCCAGAGTCTATAGTTGCTTTTACTTTTGCTAATTTAGGCTGTCCTAGAGCTGTGAATAGTAGTAAGTCTATTACGTCTTTAGAACTAGTTAAAAGACTCGTTACTGCTCCTGGAACTCCGGGCGGTGATGGTATTAATGCTGAAGCAGCGTTTGCAGCTGATCGTATTTGTTTAATTAAGGTAATTGAGTCTATCTGACCGGTTAAAAAATCGCTTAACCTATTTAGAGCTTGGTTCGTTAGATTGTAAGATTGCCCTAATTTACCTAATTGTTCGTTTATTTCATTTCTGATTCTAACAGCTTCTTGTAAAGTTTCTTGATTGGCACATGCCTGTTCTTGTATAAAAGCTTCGACAGCTTGCTCTCCTTGTGTTTGTAGATCTCTTAGATCTTGAGAATTAGGTAAACCTAAAGATTTTAAAACTTGATCTACAACTCCTAAGTTAGCTGCTACAAAATTTATAGCCTTTTTTAATGTTATTTGATTCTGTTTATCTTGACCAGAAGGTTGCTGATCTTTAGGAAGCGGTACGTTTAGCTGCCCGGGGTCTTTTGAAGATACGGACTGTTCTTGTGCTTGATCTTTTTGTCTCTGACGGGCACGTCTTAGCTGGGTTTGCTTTGGAGTTTCTGCCATAATTAAACTATAAACGTATCGTCAGACTTAATATTAGATGTATTTAATGCTTGAACTTTTGCACTATTCTTTCCTGCGAACTTTAGTAGAGATCCTACTGGCCCGGCTGGGGTTGTGGCGTTAGAACAGGCTGTGGTTAGTTCTTTTAAAACTTCTAGGATATCTTGAAGTAGCTTTTCAGTAGAATCTCCTTTTAGAGCTGGTTGTAATTCTTCAGGGTTTCCAGATCCTAAATTCACTCTAGAGGCTTGTATTGTTGTTTCTCCGGTGCAGTCTATATTGAATCTACTGGTACTGAAGTGTACCAGTGGGGAATTATTGATAATAGAGTTTTTACCAAATAAAGTGACTCTATCTGAGGTTAGTATGGTTTGGGGTTTTGTAAATTCGCTTAGTGCGGTAGGGGGGTCTATGTTATTAAAGCTCACTACTTGATACTGTGGAGAGTCTAGGAATTTTAACTTTTGACTTGATGTTAGGTATATAGAGCTTTGATCATACCTTAAGTCTTCTAACTGTGGGATCCATGGCGATAAACTTCCAGGTCTTCCGTTTGTTATAGTAATGATAGGATCTCCTATAAGTCCATTACTAGTCCAGGTATTATCTATTTTATTATTTTCAGAGGGTGTAGCACTCAATCTTATACCATTTCTCCAACGTCCCTCTACTGTTAAGTCTCCAGGTAGGGGTTGTAAGTTTGCAACATTATCTTGTTCTATAAATCCAGAGTCTGTAGGTTTACTTTCTTTAGTAGCTACGACTTCTTTCTGAAAAGATCCTCTTTCAACTTGAGTATATGTTTTACTAGTAATTTTAGGATTTTGCCGTGATTTATAAATGTTATCTGGGGTAGCGTTATAGTGTACGGTATTCCATGTGTTAGTAGGGGGTAGGTAATAATATGTGGTTGTTGCTGCGGTTTCTGAGGTGCCTGTATCTGTAGATGTTACTATTAATAC